TAATAAACGAAGAAGATGAATTAACTGGTGTAGATTTTATATCATTAGTTGATGAACCAGCAATTGAAATTAATTGGATGGCCTTTTCATCAGAACACTTTGATTTTAAAGTTGAAAAAGATAAACAAATTTTATACGGACCTTTAATGATTGCTGATAAAATTATGTATAGAAATGATGATATACGAGGTGAATATAATGTTAAGTTTTTAAAACAAGATATAGAATCCATTGTTAAGAAGTTTTCTAAAAACAACTTTAATAATAATATATCTTTTATGCACTCAGGTCAAGTAGTTAAAGGTACTTTAGTAGAACATTTTATAGTTAGAGAAGGTATGACCGTACCAGGTTTTGAAAATATTCCTGATGGCACTTGGATGGGTAGAGTTTATATTGAAGATGAAACATTTTGGATGGATTATGTAAAGACTGATATAGTTAAAGGTTTTTCTATTGAGATAAACGGACTATTACAGAGACAAGAATTCTCTAAAGAAGTATCTTTATGGAGTGAGATAGAAAGTATAGTAACTTCTAATATATCCGATGATGAAATGATAGATAAAATTACAGATATTTTTAAATCATTTAAATTTGAAACATATAATGATTACCCTAAATCAGCATCGGAGAACGCATCAAGGGCTCTAGAATTAAAAAAGAAATATGACTTAGGTTGTGGAACATTAGTTGGATGGCAGAGAGCTAACCAACTTGCTAAAGGTGAAAGTATATCAAGAGAAACGGTTGCTCGTATGTCAGCTTTTGAAAGACACAGAGACAATTCTAAAGGTGATCCAAAAGAAGATTGTGGAGCTTTAATGTGGCTTGCGTGGGGTGGTGATGAAGGAGTTGCTTGGGCACAGAAAAAACTTAAACAAATAGATACAGCTTTAAAATCATCAGCATATCAAACACTAATAAATATGTCAAGTGAAAAGTTTATAAGTATTGAAGATAGAATAGAACAACTACGAGTTGAGGAACAAAAAGAATATGATTTGGTTGATTCGGAAGACAAAGAAAAAATAAAAGAAATTTATGATAGATATGATAAATTGATTACTCCGTTGTTAGAAATGATATAAAAAATAATTCTAACAAAATGGTATAATTTTATATTTATAGTATAAACTAAAAAATAATTAAAAGAAATGGATTTTAAATATGAAGCACTAAATCTTTTGAAAACACTTTTCACTAAGCAGGTTTTTAAAGATGCGAAATTACAAGATGGAACAATTGTGTCAGCTGAGACTTTTGATCCAGGTCAAGCGTTAATGATAATTGACGAGGCAGGTAATAGAACACCAGCACCAGACGGCGAACATATTCTAGAAGATGGAACTTGTGTTTATGTAACAGGTGGATTAATTGATAGAGTTGAAGCAGCTGTTGCAGAATTTATGCCTGAAGAGGATATAAAAATGGAAGTTGATACAACTGACTTAGAACCACTTGTTGAAGAAGTTGAAACAGAAGACGAAATGGCTTATTTGAGAGAAATGATGGAACAATGTATGACTAGGATGGGAGTTATGGAAGAAGAAATGTCAAAAATGAAAATGTCTAAGCAGGAAACTGACGAGATATTTAAAAACGGAATCATTGAATTATCTGATAACTTTTCTAAAATACCAGGGTCTGAAAAAACAACTATCACACCAGGCGACTTTGAATCTAAATTTACAAAAGTGTCTAAAGTAGGAAAAAAAGATTCAATCATTGATTGGATGGCTAAAAACAATAAATCTTAAAAAGATTAAAAAAATAAAATAAAAATAAAATGGCTTTAAATTTAAGTTCTTTAACTAAATACACAGACCAACTTGCAACAGATCTAATCTATAAAGCAATTTTGGCTGGTAGAACATTTACGACTGGTGTTAGTATTCAAACTAATATTAAGTATGCTGACGCCCTTAACCTTATGACGAGTAACCTAATCGGTATTGCTGGTGGTTCTTGTGGTTATAGTGCAACTGGGTCTGTGACCTTATCACAGAGAGATTTACAGGTGTGTCCAATCACCGTGTTTGAAAACAATTGTCTTAACGACTTAGAACAATACTGGGCAGGAAAATTAATGAAGGCTGGTTCTTATAACGAGGTTCTTCCTTTTGAAGTAACTTACACAGAAGAAAAAGTTGCTAAAATCCAAGCGTTAATTGAAGATTTATTCTGGTTAGGATCAAAAGATGGTAATAACACAGGTGCTGGTTCAACAACTGGAAACCAAACATTATGTAACGGAATTATGAACGTATTACAATTTACATCAGCAACAGCATCAGTTCTAATCGCTGGTTCAACTTTCTCTGGTTTTTCAAAGGCAGATTCTATTGACATCATTGACAGAGTAATCAGCACGGTAACAACTAGTGCATCTGATATATTAGGACAACCAGACCTAAACATCTATATTTCTTATGGTAATTTCAATACACTAACTCAAGCGTTAAGAGAGAAAAACTATTTCCATTATGATGCAAATCAAGGTGATTACAGAATTAACGGATACTTAGGAACTAACTTCAATGTAATCGCAGTTAGAGGACTTAACGGTTCAAACAAAGTTGTTTGTTCTTACGCATCTAACTTCTATTATGGAGTAGATTTAGAGAACGACTTTGAAACATTTGAAATGTGGTATGAAAGATTCCAGGACTTAGTTTATTTTAGAAGTAAGTTCAAAATGGGAGCTCAGGTTGCTTTTCCAGAATTTGTAGTTCTTTACAAAGGTTAAGATATAATAAGAAGGTGGGGCTATGTCAGCCCCGCTATTCTTTAAGATACAAAAGACACAAAAAATTAAAAAAACATAAATGGCTTGTATATTAAACACAGGATACACAATTGGTTGTAGAGACAACACTGGTGGAGTTCAAACATTGGCTATTGGACCGTGGGAGATTGGAACAACATATTCCTATTCAGTAGATGCTGAGATTTTGACTACATCATATGCAACTGCCTCGTTTTATGAATTTGAGCAATATACGGAACAAGCATCAGCAACTGGTGAAGTTACGGCTAACAACGAATTCGGAACTATATTCAACACTCAAACATTGACTTTCATTATGGAAAAGATGGATGCTCCTACAAGAGCTAAATTCTTAATACTAACACAAGGTAGATTTAGAGTTTTAATCCTTACTCAAAATGGAGAATGGTTATTGATGGGTAGATTAAACGGAGCACGATTATCAGCTGGTACAAACGGACCAGGAAAAGCATTTGGTGATATGGCAGGATTTACTGGAACATTAGTTGCAGTTGAACCAGAACCAGTACATATTATTGATCCAACAGAAGCATTAAGATTAATTGCATAATTAAAATTCATATTTCTAAAAATAAAAAACCCTCTACTATATGGAGGGTTTTTTATTTTAAAAACATTTTAGTATAAAATTATATTTATAGTATGATACATTTAACATTAGGAGCATCAAGTTCTACAATTTTAAGGCTAACTAAAGTGGCAACATTATTGAATCCGTTTTATATATTTCAAATTATAAACGAACAATCAAAGGTTAATACACTTTTTACATCAGATAATATATCACCAGTAACATTAGTATATGATGAGTTTATACTAACATCATCAACACAATCTGTTGGTTTAACTCAGGGAATTATAAACAATCTACCAGGAGTTTATCAATATAATATATATGAAACATTGTATGAATACGATCTTAACATTGCATCAGCATCTTTTTTAAGGAGTGGTGAATTAGTTATATACGGACCTAATGATTTTTATTATAACTCATTTACTCAGTCGGATTCTAATACAACTAATGTATTTAACATAAACGATTATTAAAAATAAAATATAAATATGGAAGCAAGAATTGATGAAAGTGGAGAACCAGCTAAAATGAGTTTTTCGGTTGTTAATCTAAATAATGTAATTGAAGTACCAATTGTCAAAGAAACATCTAGAAAGCAATGGATAGAATTTGGAGATGACAATATGTTTTTTGAATACTTAATTAACATATTCACAGAAAGGTCTATAACTCACAGAGCTATTACAGATAGAAAAGTTGATATGATTTCAGCAAATGGTTTTGATTTGACTGGATTAGAATCGGAAGCTTTTAAGGAGTTTTTGAAAAATCCTTTTGATGAGGATAGTCTAGAAGATGTTACTAAAAAGATTACAATGGACTATGAGGTGACAGATAGTTTCGCATTAGGAGTTGTATGGAGTGCTGATGGAACTAGAATTGCTCAGATATATCATATTCCTATTCAATCATTAAGATATGATAAGGAGTTTTATACATCTGAAAAGGAACAATACTTCTGGATGGCTGAGGACTGGAGCACTATTGGATTAAGAAGAAGTCCAGCTCATAGGATGCAATCGTTCTCAACTGAATATAAAAAAGAGAAAAATCAGGTTTTTTATTATAAGAAATATTCTATTGGTAATAAATGGTATTCTGTACCTAAATACTACGGGTCTTTAAACTGGTTTATATCGGAGTATGAGATAGCTCACTTCCATAAAAATTCTATTATGAACGGATTCTCAGCAGGATTTTTACTATCATTTAATAGTGGAGTTCCGACACCAGAAGAAATGAAAAGAGCATATAGAGAAATAGCGGAAAAATTTACTGGACCAAATGGAGCAGGAAAGTTTATACTTGCTTTCAGTAATGGAACGGATCAAAAACCAGAATTGACTAAAATTGATTTAAATGATTCCGATAAAAGATATACTGAATTAAATGATTTGATTAGACAAAATATATTTGTGGCTCATAATGTAATCAATCCAATGTTGTATGGAGTATTTGTTGCAGGTCAATTAGGTGGTAGATTGGAGCTTGAAGATAGTTTAGGAATATATCAATCTGTTTATATAAATTATAGACAGCGTGATATTGAAAGTGTTTTAAATAAGCTTGCTAAAATCAATGGCTTGATTGAGCCATTGATATTAAAAAAATATACTTTATAAGATGATATACTCAGCTTTTATTACGGTTAAGTATTTAAAAGATAATTCACCTATTTTACAATATGTAAATGAAGATGAACTCGCGGTTTATATTAAACCTGCTCAGGATACTTATATTCAAAGATGTTTAGGGACAAGGTTCTACTATTCACTTATGGATAAAATCAGCACAACATCTTTAAATGTTGATGAAATTGACTTGATTACTCAATATATTCAACCTGCCTTGACTTGGTGGGCTACTATGGAATTTGCTTTATATGCTAATTATAAATTTACTAATAAAGCCATATCAAAGCAGAATTCGGATAATTCTAATCCATCGGATTTAAATGAAGTTAATTACTTAACATCAAGTATAAGACACAAAGCTCAATACTTTACAGACAGATTAACTAAACACTTGATGGGTATGACAACAACCTTTCCAGAATATTTAGAATTCTATACAAATACTTTTGAGAATATTCCATCATCAAGACAAAATTACTTTTGGGGAATATATGTACCTGGTGGTAGGTTTGATGATCCACAGAATTGTGATGGGTTTGGAGCTAATCCAGGTAATGGAATTCCTTTACTATAAAAATAAACTTAATTTATGAAACAATACTTAATGCCTATGTTTGTTGCAGCAATATCAATATTTACACCAGTGGTGCCAATGTTATTAACAATTGGAGTTTTGATAGTGGTAGATTTTTTAGTCGGAATATACAGAGCCTTTAAAATGAACGAACAGATTACCAGCCGTAAAATGGGTAATACAATATCTAAAATGTTTTTATATCAATTGACTATTATAAGTTTATTTTTATTTGAAACCTATATACTTGGATCAATAATGCCGGTCACAAAAATTGGAGCAGTTTTAATATCAATAACAGAATTAAAATCTATTGATGAAAGTGTTGAGAAAATGACTGGAGTTGGTGTGTGGAGAAAATTAGTTAAGATTATAAAACGCGGTGAGTCCGAAACAAAAGATTTTATGTAAAAGAAAAACCCTGATGATTAAATCAGGGTTTTTTTATTTACACGGACCAACTCATTTAATTATAATTTGGCAATTCAATCGGTTGAGTTATATCTGTCGGTGATTAGTTGTTTTCTTCCGAATCTACAAATAGATTGTCAATCTCTTTTTCTTGATTAAGTAATGCTTTTATTGCTTTATGATATGATATATCAAGATTGTTTTTTATCTTGTATTTTTCCATATAAGATTTTAATTCTGCTTTTGTTTCTTTAGTAATTAAGATTGATGTAAAGTTTGATTTGTCGTATTTCATAATTTGTTTTTATTTTTTGTATATTATTTATATAGTTTATATATTAAAAGTTTAGTAGTTCCTTAACATTTTTTAGATATTGTTTATCTTTTTTAAACTCATCTAAACATATATCTTTATAGATATACTTATTCCTCATTTGATTAAGTTCTTTAGTGAATAATGACTTCTTAACAAATCTTGTTGAATAGAAATCTATAAAACCAATTAGTTGGACTTTCTTTTCGGATGTTACGATGTTTGGATTCATATTCCTAATAA